TCGTTGTACTAATGCTGCTGAACATGAGCTTGTACCAACACAAAGGCAAAGATGGTTAGAACGAAACTTAGCACGTGGCGAATCATACAATAAGAAATACAGTTACAAAGAACTAAACCAATTGTCACGTGACCTGGAGCGTTATAAGACACATCGTTTAGATTATGAAAAAAGCATTATTGAAAATAAACAAGCATTCCGTGAAGGATACGAAGCAGTGAATCAAACCAAATCCTGGATATGGTCCACATTGGAAAAAACCAGGCATCAAGAAATGGATGGAGAAACAGTACCATTAACCAGTAAATTCGAAGTCACCAACGAACAAACTGGAGACACTGATTACTTACTATTTCCTGGAGATGTCAGTAATGATCATAACAACTGCAGCAACATTTGTAACTGTGGTTGCACTTATGAAATCAATAACTAATTTTTATGTAAAATCAACCTTAAAAGGAGACAATGGTGAGCGTGTTACTATGTAAACAAAAAGCATTATACGTTAAATGTTGTATTATAGCAAATGGTGTAACTGATAGCCAAGGAGACACATTATATGCTGAAGACATTAAAAGAATCTTCACATCATTTAACAATCAAGATAATTTTGAAGTATACCACAATGAACTACCTATTAGTGAGGTTTCATTGCTTGAAAATTATATATCAAACGCTGATGAAACGATTGGTACAGCTGTAGTGCCTCGTGGAAGTTGGAATGCAGTAATAAGAGTTGACAATCCTGACATTAAAGAAAGATTGTTAACTGGTGAATTTAAAGGTGTTAGCCTTAACAATAGAATAGCTGAAAAATGCCGTGGAAACCTAACAGGAAACGTGCGTTACCAGGATGTCGGTAATGCTGAATGTTTCATACCATTATTCATTAGTTTCGTAGAAGCTGGAGCTAATGGTTATGGATTACATGTTATGGATTATCCAGCATATGTAATGAAAAGCAAATCTATTGAATTAAATAATGGAGCAGATGACATGGATTTAAAAGAATTCTTAGATGGTCTCAAATCCTTAATTAAACAAGCAGAAGACACACCTGAAGAAGAAGCTCCTGCTGTTGAAAAAGAGGATGAAGACCCACAACCTGAAGAAGAACCAGTTGTTGAAAAATCCGAAGAAGAAGAGGAAGCAGCAACTGAAGAAGAAGTAGTTGATGAAACCTCCACCGAAGAAGAACCTGAGGAAGAGGAAGCTACTGTTGAAAAAGCAGAAGATGATTTCGATGCAAGATTAACACGTATCGAAGAAATGTTAGCAAAAGCATTTGGTGAACAAACTGAAGAGGATGCTGAAACCCCTGACCCTGAAGTAGAAGAGGAAAATGAGGACACTCCAAAAATCACTAAATCAGAAAAAGTAGTGCTAACTACTCAAACTGCAAGTCAAACTAACTATTACGAAATGACTGGAAGAGATCCAATTACTGGTTGTAAACTTAGAAAATAAAACCTAAAATTTATTATAATTAAAACAAAAAAAGAGGAGAGTACATCTTTATGATAACCCAAGCAGACATTAAAGCAAACAAACCTGTTATTGTAAAATGGGATAAACCATTAACAAGCAATGGTGTAGTAACTGATGGAGTATTAGCTGGACAAGCTCAAGAATTCATCACTAGAATCGAAGAAGAATCTGAATTATTAGGACAACTCCGTTACATTGAAATGGAAGGAGAAACCCAAGACATTCAAGCATTAAGAGTAAGAGCTGAATTACAAAACATGAATAAGATCACTGGAACTGTAGGCGCACAAGTAGCTGACATCACTACTTTAACTGAAACCACTCCAGGAATTCTTAAGAATACTTTAGAAGCTCAACCTTTCACAGCTTACTGTAAAATTCCTAAAACTTTCTTAAAAACTAATATTGAAAAAGAAAACTTCATTGCTAAATATGAATCTTTATTAGTTCCTTCCTGTGCTTTCAGTGCAGAACAAATCGCTATATTTGGTAAGAAAACTTTAGCTGATGCAAAAGGTATTCATGCATTAAAAGGTATTCTTGCACAATTAGATGATGTTAAAACTGCATGGACTAGTGGTCACAGTACAGATCCTAAAATCCCAATGGGTGAATACACTGCTATTAACGCTGGTGTAGGTTACGAAATCTTACCACAAATCGATGCAATGTTAACTCAGTTCACTTACCAAAGAGGTAAAAGGAAAAACGCTAATATTTATGTTTCCTCCAAATTAGAATCTGCTATGATTGCTGAAGCAAGTAAACGTGAAACCGAAGGTGGTGACAGATTATTCTTCAACGATAACGGTAACATGGTCTTCAGAGGCAGAGAAGTTATTCAATTAGATGCATTAGACAACCCAGTAAACAGTTACGCTGATGTTGTAATCATTGCAAACCCTGACAGTATTGGTTACGGTCCAATCATGGAAGCTGAATCCGAAGCTGAATACAAAATTGAATTAAAATCTTACTTAACCAGTGTTGATTGGATGTTCGATGTAGCTATCATCTTCCCTGAAGATGTTTTATACGCTGATGTTGATTATACTGCAAAGGAGTAAGTTCATCTTCCGATAATGACAGTAACGAAGATGATACAACTGAAACTGTCAATATTTCAGTTACTGTAACTGATGGTACTGACCCAGTGAAAGGAGCGATTGTCACTATTGGTGGTCAATCATGTGCTAATGGAACTGGTGATGCAGGAGGTTGTACTGTAAGTGGTGTTGCTATTGGTGAAGGTGTTGAAGTCACTGTAACCTGTGAGGGTTATGTTGATTACACTGCTACTGAGGACATTACTGCAGAAACAACTACCATGTCAATTACATTAACTGCCTCATGATGATGGAGAATAATACTATTCTCCGTTATTTCTTTTTTTAAATTAACACAACTTTTAATTATATAAGACTAGTAGGTGATTTATCCATGACTAATGATGTTACATATAGCAGTACAATTGAAAATTGGATAATTTCAAACCTAGATGGATGGCGAATCGAAAACCAAACTGAAGAACCTGAAACTACTACTGAAATTAACCCATACATGACAACTGCTGAAGCAAACGAAAAAGCCAATAAAGTAATCACCAGTAATGAATGCCAATTATTCTATGAAGAAACATTAGATATGGCATACATGCATACTAACAGATTAAACATTGATGACTTAACTGAAGTGGAATCAAGAGTATTCCTAAGAGCCGTGTGTAAATGGACAGCCAGTAACTTATGGAATAAATATAACATTCGTGTAAATAATGAGGACCTGGAAGACACTTACATACAATCCTACGGTGGATTACTCTATCATTCAGCAATAAAAACCTTATCTCAATTCATTAATCAAAGAGTAAAAAGCATGACAAATCTCACTGGAGATACTGAAGACAATAATGATTTATGGATAGTGTAAAGTTATGTCAGGATTCATACCAGACCTTACTACACGTGTAAGTGTTGAAATAGATACAACTGACATTAATGATGCTATCAGTAGAATCTCAGGTACAATACTTGAAGATGTATTTACAGAGGAATTGGAAGATGCTAAGAATACATTGGAAAACTTGAAACAACCATTAACTCAGGCAGTGGCTGAAGGATTGCAATCAAACCAGGAAATGATAATCTCATCCAAACATTCCATTAGTAATATGATGGCTAATAGTGTAGACCTCTCCAATGATGGAGATGACATCCTGGTTGGAAATACTGCTATGACTGTTGATGGATTTCCATATCCATTAGCTATTGAAACTGGAAGTAAGGACCATTGGGTTGCTCCAGTAACATTTGATGTTTTACACTGGACAGATGGTGGTAAGGATTACTACAGTAAAGGACATATGGTTAGTGGAATCACAGCAGATCCATTCGTAGAACCAAGTATTGAAAACACCATGGGGGATATTGATGAAATTTTTAGTGATTTATAAAATGGAGAGATAATTTTTATGACTGATACTGATATGACTTCAGATATACTAATCTACAATGTATTGCATTCCTGTGAAGATGAATTCATACAGAAATGTAACTTGAAATTCATAGACCAATCCGTTCCAGCACAGGAAGATGACACTATCTACATAGCAGTTATCGACTTGGAAACAAAACAGGAATTATTCAATGATACAGAATACAGGGCATTAGTTAACATTTATGTGAAAACCAAAGATACTGATTACATTAGTGGTTCAAGGTTTCTTCGTACTGTTATCAAACATATTAAAACTGTATTACGTAATGATGAGGAATGTAAAAGTAGAAAAATCGTATTCAGAAACACTACCTATGAATATGGTAGTAAATACACATTAAAAGGAATGCATTTAATAGTTCAATTACTGGAATACGAAAGCAAATCCTCAGATGTGGAATTTGAATGTGTTAATTTAAATGATGACTTTGATATTGAAATACAATAAAAGGGGCATTAAATAATGGCTAAGAAAAAAGAAAAAGAACCAACTTTCAACTGGAGAGATTCATTACATGAAATGGAAATCCCACAAATGCTAAAAGCTGGTATCAAATATTACATTGAAATCAATGACTTAACTCCAAAAAACAATAAGGACCTGGAGAAAATCATTGATGATTACAGTAAAATAAAACTAGGAGAATAAAACTTATGACAGCTAATATTCCTAAAATACAAGTTTATAATAAGAAAAACCCTGTCAATGCTATTCCTGGAATGGCTGGTAAAATTGCAGTAATCGGTGCATTTGATAGTGAGGAAACCGAACCATTATTCATTAATGATTTGGATGCAGCTTATACTCAACTTGGAACAGATACTACATTCAACGGTGTAAAAGTATTAGACAAATTATTCTATGGTGCAAGTGGAATTATTGCAGTTAACATTACCACCAAAACTGGTAGTACTGTAGATAAATCCATTATTACTACAAAATTAACAACCGC